TGATTTTCATTCTGTCACCACCTTTCAAAACCGGTCGAAATCAACGGGTTTAAATGCAAAAAGCACCCTATAATCAACATTGCTGTCGATTATAAAATGCTCAATTCGTAATTTTATGCTGTTTTTGTGAATTGCATATAACAAAACCGCCCTTTTTACGGAACGGTTAGATTATGCCACTATCTTTTAGATATTGCATTTTTTGTTTCTCTCTAAGCTTACTGTAAAGCGCTTCAGCATCTTTAGCTTCTTGTGGAGCATCTTCACGCAAAGTGACATTTAAACCATTTGTTACAAGGTACGGCTTAAACGCATTCCATAGAGATTTTTGTTCTTCAGTTTGTATCAATCTCATACCATCATCACCCTAAAAGTTTGCTGACTCTGTACTCGTTATACACTTCATCCATAGCTTTATCTTTTAAGCATTCAAAAGCATACTCACTTATATCCTCTATATTATAACCGTTATTTATCAATTTTTCAACCTTTGGAGCATAAATTTTATTAAGGTAATCGCAATATTCAAAATAATCGTTAATACCTCCGAATTTTGCTCTGTAATTTTTAGCGTCTTGCCAATGAATCAGTTCGTGAAGAATTGTACTCAATCCGTCTTGCGGACAAGCCAAGTTTTCTTGTAAATCTGACAAATCACTTGTTGAAAAGTATGCTGAATTGACATTTAGAACATTCTGCATTGGCATATATGAAGCAATAGCATTTACTCGCATTTCTTCGGGAGAGATAATACAAATATCAGGTTTTCCGCTTGTTTCAACCTCTCCGAGCATATCAAACGCTTTTCTCACTTGCATATCAAAATCATGAAGTTCTTTTCGTTTTAGCTTTACCTTATCTGAAATATAAACATTGTCACACAATGTATTTGCCTTGCGGGTATCAATTGTAATTGTTTCGCCCTCAATTTTGCGTTCAAAAGTTTTTGATATATCTTCCTTAAAAACAGGTCTGTAATATTTTTGTTCATCAGTCTTCAAAGAAAATCGTTTTGCCTTTTCTTCAAGCGTATTCGCCCTATCGTGCCACTCATCGGCTCGGGTTTGGACAATGCGTTTATTGTCCTCGTCAAGACTGTATTCGGCACGGCGGTCAAAGCGTTCTGCCTGACGCTGTGCATACTGCTGTTTTTCCTCAATTCCTCGCTGACGGTCAAGCTCTTTGATTTCATCTTCAGACAACGGTGCGTCCAAATCATCAAGTTCGGGATAATATGTACTTGTGCTGTCCTTACATCTCGGATGAAACAAACCGTTCTTGATTGCGGTTGAGAGAAGCGGATAGTTTCCGTCTGACTTTTTGCCGTTTGAATAAACATCGTCAATAAACACCTTGCCGATATATTTTGCACAATCGGGGCAACCGCCCTGTCTTGAGTTCACAACAACGAGGGATACTCCCCATTCGGCTCGCTTTTCGCCCTCACCACGCAGATAGGCTCTTTTGTTGGCTGTTTTAACCGCCATATCCGCATAATCCGAGAGCGTATGCCTTGCACCGTTTTTGTATTCCACACAATTAAGACCTGTGTTGAGCATATCTTTACAAGCCATATCAACGGCTTTTTCGTATGTAACCGCACCCGTGTTCATTGCAACCTGTGCGTTAAAAATCGCCTTGCGGTACTTGTCGTTGCTCATACGCAAAACTGCCGTTTCTGCCCTCTTTAAATCGTCTGTGGTCGATTTTATGAGTGCATCAAGTTTACGGTCATTCACCTTAAAAAACTCGGCTGTGCTGTGTGCTGACGGCTTTTTCGGGGCTTTGAAACCGTCCTTGACAGCTTCAAGAATTTCTGCCTCCTGACTTGCATTTCCGTCAGCTTTGGCGGTGCGAATCATCTCTTCAACCTTGCTGTTAATGGTTTTGAAACGCTTGCCGAATTTCTTTGCGTTGTGCTTACGGTACTCTTCAAGACTTTTGAGCTGTTCAGCCTGCCATTGTGTCCAGTTGTAACCCTCTTTGGTTTCTTCGGCTCTGTGACGGCTGAAATTGCGCATCATGCTGTCGATAAGCTCGTTTTCAATTCTCTCAAAAGCCTCTTTAATGTTGTAATCACTCATTGCTTACTCATTTGCTGTCATCGTCCTGATTTGCGATATCTTCGGGTTTATCGGGTTCATTGCCCGTGTCGGTAAGGTCCACATCGTCAAGCTCCGATTTTTCTTCTTCGCCTGCAATGCCCTGTTCTTCCTTAATTCTCTGCACCTCTTCGGCTTTCCAATCCTCCGACTTGCTGTCGCCGTAAAGCTCGTCAACCGAGGTTTCAACTGACATCAAACCGCCCTGTCTTGCTTTTGACACGGTTTCAACCTGACTTTCAAAGCTCGGATTTGCATATTCGCCGAAGTTTACGGACACTTCCAAGCCCTCAACAATACCCTTGCCGTTAAGTTCACCGTCTGCATTGAGTACAACTGCAACAAGGCTTTGAAGTGCGTTCTGCGTAATTTTTACAAGGTTCTGCCTTGTGTAAAGGGTTGTCTTTTCCTTTTCACGCTGAGCATCTGCATTATCAAGCTTCTTCGTGTCAATGCCGAGAGTTGACGGCGATATAATGCCCTGTAAGCAGAGGTCGAGGGCAGTAATGTATGAACTCAAATAGCTTTCGTGCTGAATCTGCGGACTTTCGGTGTAAATCCTGTTGCCGTTGCCGTTTTCAGACATATCGTTGCCCACGGTGATAAATCGGTTGTCAAACGGATTTGGCGATATCGGCTGACAGGTTTCGGGATTTCTCGGAACAAGGCAATCAGGCACATACTGCTTTGTTCGGCAGGCTCTGAGTGCGTCCATCCACTGTGACCACACTTCATCAAGGCTGTCGAAAGCGTCTGTTTTTATGCCGATAATGCCCGCACCTCTGCCCTTGTGGCACGATTTGCCGTAAAGGACAGGTACAGCCCACATATATGATTCGTCAAATGTAACGCCCTTTGAATCAATCCACGAAAGAGCGTCAACCGTGTGCAGGTCAATCTCTTTGCCGTTGTCATCGTACAAAGCATAGTGAATATAGCCGTAACCGTATGTTTCTTCAAAACGGTAACGGCGGTGTTTTTGCGTGTAATCGGTGTAAAACTTAACCTCTCGGATTCTGCCGCGCACATATGTAAAGTCGATGTTTTCGGCAGGATACCATTCAACAATCGGAACATCTGATACAGCCGTGTCAAAGCTGACCTTAAAAGCACCGTCACCGACAACACATAGGTCACGGAGCATTTGCTTAACCGTGTCGGACAATTTGTTCTGCTTTTCAATATCTTCCCAACGCTCTGCATAAGCGGTTGAATTTTTACTTGTAACATCTGTGCCGTTGTAGTCGGCAATTACGATATTCACAAGCGTTTCGCAGATGAGTGCCGGCAAGCCCGTGTGTATTTTACGGATTTCAAGCCCCTTTGTGCTTTTTGCCGCCCAAAACATAGTTTTGTTTGTATCAATCTGCTTGTACAGTTCCGCAAGCTGTCTGCTGTTGCCCCAATACCAAATGCGATTGATAAAGCACTCGGTCAGATGATTGCTTGTTTCGGTGACGGTAATTGTTTTGTCGCTTGCAGGAGTAATCTGCAAAAAGTTTTTAATTCCCGATCTGATAGATTCAGCCATTCTGTTAATCAGCCCCATTTATTTCACTTCCAATAATATTTTTAAACGGCAGCCACGCATATTGACCGCTGTTAATGCAATGGTCGTGACCGTCCTCGGGTGTGTTGTCTTTATCCTCTCGCCAGCTGTAAATTTCAAACTCGGCAATCGTGTTTTTACAATGTTCAAGCACAAAATAACAGTCGGTGGCAAGCCAGCCGAGTACAAGATTGATTCGGTCGATAATCTTCGTTTTCTTCCATGCATTTGCAAAGTCATAGACACAGCCGTGCTGTCGCTTATACTTTTGAAATTCGGTAATAGTCGCTTGGTCGGCGCTGTCAATAAAAGCCGTGCGTGCAAAGCCCCATTCATCACGGTTGCGGTCAAGAAAATCAATAAAATTCTTCACCGTGTCACTCGGGGCAATAGGCGTTTGCATTTCAGCGTTGTTATAAACCCTTTCATCAAGCTGAACACACTTGCCGTGATTGGTAATGCCGTAAAATGTCATTGCGATAGTGTCAGGCGACTTCTGCGAATAGGCGGTATCAAGACCTGCGGTGAACTGAACAAAGTGTTCCGACTTGCGGTTACAGTTCAAAAACTTTCCTGCCCACTCTTTTGATTTGATATGTCTTGCCCTCTCAAAATTCGGGAACACAAGACCTGTTGCTCTGCCTCGCAAACCTAAGATTTTATTTTTATAGAGCTTTGTACCTTTCGGTGCAGAGTTCTTTTTCTTTTCAATCTGTTCGGGCGTAAGACTTAAATTGTCGGCAAAAGAAAAGAACCAATACCGCCAATTCGGTACAGGTTCTTCGGTAAGCTCCGCCGTAATCTCGGGAGGAACATCGTTTTCATATTTTTTAAAAGGACGGGAGCGGTTGACAAACTCCTTATACACAGGCAGGCTCGGATCATCGGGATTCAGCGTTGCAAGCATATAGTCATTACGGGTTGACATCTCTCGGATAAACTCGATATCGGCGGTGTTGATTTCGTCAATATAAACGCACCCAAACTGCGCACCGAGAACCATTTCCCACTTATCCCGACTGCTGTAACCGAGAATATAGATAATTTTGTCCTCAAACTTGATATGCGGCAGCTTGTAATCCTTGTCGCCGTTACCGCAATAGAAAGCATTGCGGTGCAAGTCGAGGATACCGTTGTCCTGTTGAATTATAGTTTCCTCAGCCTTGCCCGTAGTTTTGGCGGCAATTGCGTGAAGCTTCTTCGGCGACTGCGACACCATTCGCATAAACTTAACGCCTGCTCCGACGGTAGTTTTGCCGGACGCTGTAGTTCCTTCAAGAAATTCAGCCGACACATTTGTTGTGTTGATAAAGTCGATATACTTTTGTGACAGCGGAAATTTGTTACTCACTCAGCCCCTCACCACCCAACTGTCTGAACACATCGGATAGCTTTTCGGACTGCTCAACCTTTGCGTCAACATTAAGTTTATCCTTGAAAAGGCTATATACTTTACCTAACAACTCTGCCGCTTTGTTTGCGTCGGATATTCTTGTTGGTATCGTTACTATCTCCGGCACTTCGCTTTTAATTGTATGTTTTCGTATTGTACCATTTTCATCAGGTTTGTATGTTGACTCTTCCTGACTGACTGTTACAACAACGCTTTCTTTCTTTTCACGTCTCATAACTGCAGTAAGGTATTTCAGAACCTCATCTTGCTGAGCAATTAGTTTTGATTCTTTTTCAGATAATCTTTTGTCTATATACTCCCTTATGTTGGGTTTTGCCAAGTTTTCACTTGCTATATTATTTGCGTTCTTTTTTGAATATCCTGCCCTTATTGCGGCTTGTGTTGCATTAAGGTCAACTAAATATTCATCGCAAAATCTTTGTTGCTTAGCTGTTAGCATAGCCATAATACAACACCGCCTTTCGCTTAAACAATGCAAAAACGCCCAACAATTCATAAGCTCTCGCATTTGCGTAATTCTCGGAATATCCCGCCATAATCGCACTCTGAACGGTGTTACCGCTCTGCGCATAATATTCCGCAAACTTCCTCTGCCTTGCATTTAATTTGTCTTTCACGGTATCACCTCTCTTTGTCTGAAAATTCTAAAAATAAGCAAAAGAAAAGAGAGTACTAAATGCACTCTCAATTAATCAGTATTAAGCGTTAAATCATTAATTCTGTCATTCAATGCTGACAGTGTATTTCCTAATATCAAACAGTCTTTAGATGTAAGTAATTTATTGTCCTTATTGTTAATCAATAAACTATTAACTCTCAACAATTTTCGATAACAGGAAATAAGTAAATCAAGATCATCGGGATGGTTTCTCAATGCATCTCGACATTCCATAAGCAAGCTTGCAAATTTACGATTATTAAGGTCAACATTTAATTCGTCACTAACATTTGGCGTATTAGAAAACATTCTTATTGAATCTTCAATAGCATCTAACTTTGAATATATTGATTTAATCATAAATCTATCAAAAACAACCTTATCAACTTTGGAATTATCTACAGTTGCATTTTCTAAATCGACTATGTTCATTAACGAAAATGAACCATTTGCATAAGTTTCCTTTATCGCATTAGCAATATCATCTTTTGCCTTCATAACATTTTCATACAATCTATCTTTCTTATAAAAAACAGTATTAATTCCTGCTACGTCAAAAATTTTATCAGTAGCATCGTCCTGTACCAAAACTACTTTTTTGCCATAAGCTTGTCGAATTCCTAATTCATACATAACATTTGGATTTCTTGAACTTAAATCGCAAATTGCCATATCACATTCAATTAAATTTTTCAAAATTTTTTGCATTATCGAATCACATATTTGATTACTGTCTGCTCTTATAGGTTCAAACTCCGCCTCTTTGACAGCAGGAACAATTATCTGTTCGTATATTTTATCAAAATGACCTGTAGGATATTTTGGCTGGTCTGATATAGGCATTATAACAAAACAGGTTTTTGCCTTATTTTCTCCGCTCATATGCGACTCTCCTTAGTTGTAATATATCACTAATCTATCATATTATTTGACACAATTCAACAGATTTTACATTTTTCTGTAAACCGCACAATCAAGAAAGTAATAATTTGTATAAAATAACCACACACAACACAAAAACGCCCACAGCTGGAACTATGAGCGGTCTGTGCGACTTTTTATCTTAGGAAAGTTCTACATATGTCCTGTTTGTTGCTTTCTTCAGTTTACATTATACCGCACCTAAAACGGAAAAACGGACAAATTTACCAATGGTGGCGGTTGCACATTTTTCTTATGTTGTCGGGAGTGTTGATTCCGCCTGTATCGACTGCAATCTTCGCCCAGCTGTATTTTAAGCCGAGGTGCATAAACAGGCAGTTTTCCACAAAATCATCCCGTGAGAGGCTGTTCAGAGCCGAGTTCCTGCGGATTTCAAGGTTCTGAATATCACGCTGAATATCGGCAATCTGCGCCACCGCATTGCCCACCCTGTCGGATGTCTGACCTGACGGAACAATTCGTTCACCCAGCGTCACCGCCGTGTTGTCCGCCTCAGCCTGAATCCGTGCCATTTTCGCCCTGAGCCGTGAAATCTCTCGGTTAATGTCCTTAATCTCTCTCGCCGTCAATCTATATCACTCCTCCAAATTTTCAAGAAAATGACCTACCCTTGCGTATGCAGTTATCATTCCTTCAAATATATAAAAGTCTTTTCCTCTTCGCTTTTTGCTGTCATATACTTGTTTTTGCTTTTTAGATAAGAGCTCTACACATTCTTCTATATGCTGTTTTAATTCTTCAATTTTCATTCTTCTACCTCACTTTCAGTACCATTTTTCATAAAAAGTAGCCAATGTGTTTTATTCAATTTTCCACTTTTATGTCCCAAAAGTGGAGATATTGGTGATAATTTAATTATCTCGTTAGTTTTAACATCTGTTTCATTCCATTTAAAAACCAAAATTCCATATGGTTTCAAAATTCTGAAACATTCCCTAAACCCCTTAGATAAATCATCTTTATATGTATGTGGGTTAAGTTTACCGTACTTTTTTGCCAACCAAGATTTATCCCCTACTTTGATTAGATGCGGTGGGTCAAATACTACTAAATTAAACGTATCATCTTTAAAAGGGATATTCCTGAAATCGGCCACAACATCAGGTTTGACTTCAAACGCTCTACCGTCACAAAGAGTATCAGTAAATTTACGGTTATCCATGAAGACTACATCTGGGTTATGTTTATCAAAGTAAAACATACGGCCTCCACAACAAACATCTATACAATGATGTACTTTCATTTATTTTAATTCTCCTTTAATTTTTCGGTTATTCTTTTGGTTAAGCCGTTTTCGTTGGTTAGGCATTCTAAGGCTTGGAGGGCATTGATTACGGTTTGCTCGTTGGTTTGGGACTGATACATCTTACGGACGAAGTCGGCGCTTTTCT